TAATTGAGGCTAAAAGACTTGGCCTTAAAGTATTGCTACCTCACATTAACGAATCTGATATTTACTTTTCGTTGCAGAAAGATGCCATTAGATTTGGATTAGCAGAAGTTAAGTTTATTTCTGATAGCATCGCAAATAAGATTATGGATAATAGGCCTTTCTTAAACTATAAAGAGTTTATTGAAAAGTCTTCTAAAAAGGGAAGCGGAATTAATAGTAGAGCTATAGCGGCTTTAAACTCTATCGGTGCTGCCGCATTTGAGGATAATCCTAGAGAAGGTAATGAGAAGGACAACTATTACGAATATCTTGGAATACCTACATTTAACCTAGACCTTCCACCAAGAATTAAAACACAGGCAAAGCCAATCTCAGAGTTTGATGATCTAGGATCATTTGTTATGTTTGGTATGGCTAAGTCTATTAAAAGAGGTAATGGCTGGGCTAGAATCGAATTGGTAGATGAGACTGGATCTATAGGTCTATTCCATAACGAACAGACTCCAATTGAAACAAATCAAATGTACTTTATTTTAGTTGGAGATAATAGAATTGCAAGGTATGTAAAGGTTCAGGATATCAATCCTCAGTCTAAAGACTCGTTCGTGGACTACCTTTATAGGAAAGAATACGACCTTGAAGAAAACCAGTATCATGTGGTAGACTTTACACCTTACAAGACAAAAGCTGGCAAAACAATGGCACACATTGTAATGTCAGACAAAGATAAAAATTTGACTAGAGCTATTGTTTTCTCTAGCATGTATAAGATTGCCTTAGCAAAAATGCGTGAGGGAATGAAATGTCAGGTTGTTTTGTCTAAATTAGATGATGGCACCTTGATGGTTAAGGAAATAAAATGACAGAAGATATCGAAGGCCTAGTTACTTCTATAAGTATAAATCAAGTTCTCGTTGCAGTTCTTGAAGAATATGGCAGGCTTACCGTTCCAACTCTTAAGTTTTTAGAGTCTAAGGCGGAAGAAAAAGAATTAGTTATTGATTATGATGAGAATGGTCCATCATTTACATTTAGTTTAAGGGATAAGAATGAACAGCAATGATATTCTAGTAGAATACGGACTAGATGCATTAGCGGCAACGCTTCACGAAACAGCAAAAGAAAAAGGGTTTTGGGATGGAGAGTATTCCCATGACAAGATCGGAAACAAGCTTGCACTTGTACATTCAGAAGTTACTGAAGTGTTAGAGGCAATTAGAAAAAGTCACGGATCTGAAAAGATAGTTGAAGAAATGGCAGATGTTATTATTCGTCTTCTAGATGTTTATGCAGCCATGAGAAATGAAGAGCAAATTCTACATAGTCTCGATGAAGTATTAGAGGCCAAGATAAATAAAAATAAAGAGCGACCAAGACTTCACGGCAACCTTTTTTAATGATATAATTAGCAGAGAGAAGAAAGAGTAATAATGGAAATTTTATTAGATGATATATTAGCAAAACTAGATCCAAAAACAAGAGCAAGAGTGCAGTCAGCACAGAACGTAACAGTAGATCGACAACCAACACCAAGCATTGGTCTTAACCTAGCATTGCGTGGCGGACTTGGATATGGTCGTCAGGTTATGGTTTGGGGAAATAAGTCTGCTGGTAAATCTTCTTTCTGCTTACAGATGATTGCAATTGCACAAAAAGAAGGAAAGACTTGTGCATGGATTGACGCAGAAGATTCATACGATCAGGTATGGGCGGAGTCTTTAGGAGTCAATTCAGCTTCATTGATTCACTCAAAGGTAAAAACAATCAATGATATGGTTGATGTTTCAACTAAGTTAATGGACGCTGGCGTAGATATTATTGTAGTAGATTCTATATCTGCATTATTGCCAGCTATCTATTTTGAAAAAGATGGAAATGAATTAAAGGATCTGCAAGACACTAAGCAGATTGGCGCTGAAGCAAAGGATATGACACACGCAGTCAAGATGTTAAATTATGCAAACAAAAACACACTACTTGTTCTCATCTCACAACAACGAAATCAATTTGGATCTATGCATGCTAGTCACATCCCCACGGGTGGAATGGCAGTCAAGTTCTTTTCTTCCACGGTCATTAAGTTATGGTCGTCTGAAGCTGAGGCTAATGCTATTAAGGCTGGCGTTAAAGTTGGCGACAAGATTATCGAACAAAGAGTCGGAAGACCAGTTAACTGGATTGTTGATTACAACAAACTCGGCCCCCCTAATCTATCGGGACAATATGACTTTTACTACCAAGGGGACACTCTCGGTATAGATGCTGTAGGAGAAACATTAGATGTTGCAGAAATGTGTGGCATTGTAGAAAAAGGTGGAGCATGGTATACAGTAAATGGAGAACGTTTTCAAGGACGTGCAAAGGCTGTAGCATATTTAAGGGCAAATCCAGATGTTGTAGACAGCTTAATCGGAGAAATAAATGCCAAATCTTAATGAGTTTCTTAGTCAAAAAATTGATCAAAAGGAATATGAACTAGAAAAGATTCCAGGTCTTAGAGCATGTGATAAATGTGATGAAAATGTTAACGGAGCAAACTGGGATCCAATAGAACTAGTAATGTCTTGGAGATGTTCCAAGGGTCACGAAACAATTTTTAAGGTTAAGTAATGTCAGAAAGATCTGAAGTTAAAAGAGATAACGCTAAGGCACAAAAAAATAGTGGTCGTGGTGATTATCAAAAAGGTGATGCTAAGTGGAATCAGTTCTTGGTGGACTATAAAGAAGCATCATTTTCCTTTACTTTAAATAAACCAGTATGGTCTAAGATATGCACCGACACATTTAAAGTTAGCAGAGATATGCATCCAGCATTAAAGATTATTATTGGAACTGAGTCTAAAGTTAGACTTGGTATTATTGAGTGGGCAGTATTAGAAGAGCTGATCCAATTCTGGGAGGATAACAATGGCGAACAAGCGTAGATTTAACGATACCATTATTAAAAATGGAATGATTGTAAAGATTCGCAAAGATGGGACAATACGCTCAGTAGTTGGTCCCTATATAGTAAATCATAAGAAGGCAAAGCAATGAGAGAAATACTATATACAACATTAACTGGTACTGCAGTAGGGGCAATATTTAGTATACTTAGATTGCCTATCCCTGCACCACCAGTATTTGCAGGTCTTATGGGAATTGTTGGTTTGTGGATCGGATACGGGATTGTGCAGAGGTTTATTTAATGAGCATGTTTCTTCTTGGAATAATGTTAGGTTTTGTAGTTGGATACGCAATGGGTTTATTTATAGATAAACTAGATAAGAGAGAGCGGAATAAAAATGGCAGACGATAAGAATACATTAGAGTTAATTAGCTCCATTACAGAGTTTAATGACCTACATGAGTATATGGGCGATGATCAATTAGATAAAGCCCTAGCCATTGTAGTAAAGCTATTAATGAACCCAGATGTTCCTTCAGCAAAGGCTCCTTATCTTATCATTGAGCTTCAAGCAATGTCTACTAAGTTTTCTATGATGGCCTCTTACTATTCAACAATTGCCAAGGACAAAGCTGGCACGACAAACAATAACAAGAAGAACATTTATTATTCAGCAAAGGAGTCCATAGACAAACTTGTAGATGCACTTAAGTATGTCGTTAGGTACAATTCATAATGGGTAGAGATATAGTAAAGAACCTTAAGTTTAAGAAGCATACAGGTAAGTACTTTGACCCAGAGCTTTTTGCACAATTGCTTGACGAGTCCTATCGAAATACTAAACGTGCAGACGGAGAGATGACTAAGAAGTCATTTAGTCCAAGTTCTCTTGGTTACGGACATGGCACATGCCCAAGATACTGGTATATGGCTTTTAGTGGCGCAATGTTTATCGATGACAATGATGCCGTAGCAGTTGCTAACATGGCTCAGGGAACACAGGCACACGAACGTTTGCAGAAACTTATTGCAACTATGCCACAGTTCAAGTCTGAAGAAGAAGAAATTATTAATGAGTATCCTCCAATTAGAGGATTTATCGATTTAATCATGGAGTATGATGGCGAGACAGTAATTGGTGAAATTAAAACGGCTAAGCAAGAAGTTTGGGATGCTCGTCAATCTGAAATGAAGCCTACTCCAAACCATATGCTCCAGCTGCTTACTTATATGAAGTTAAAGAATGCTAAAGAAGGATTTTTTCTTTACGAGAATAAAAACACTCAGGAACTAATCGTTATTCCAATCTCTATGAATGAGAAGAATACTAAGATTATTGAAGATACGTTTACTTGGATGTGTGAAGTTTGGGATAACTTTAAAGATGGCGATCTTCCAATGAGACCAGAAGGTTCTTCAAAGTCCAAGATGCCTTGCACATACTGCCCAATTAAAAAAGAATGTTACAGTAAAGACACTCCAGTTGGCACTGTTCAGATAGAGTTGTTTGCGGTTCCAAAAGTATGATCTGTGCAAATAAAGAATGCGCCAAAGACTTCGAGCCTAAGACTCATAATCAAAAGTATTGCACAGATGAATGCTGCCGTGTTGCCACTAACAGACGAATCATGGAAAAGTATTACGAAAAAAAGGCTATTAGAAATGGTGCTGCTCGTGGATGTAAAAAGTGTGGTGCACAACTAAGCAGATATAATGACACAACACTGTGTGCCTCTTGCCAGAAAAAAATAGATATAACAAAAAGAAATAGAATTGTAGGGATGCTAGATGAAATTAGCTGAGCTTGTAAAGACTAAAGCCAACAGGGTATTGGGAATAGATGCCTCTACTAATTCTGTTGCATTCTGCTTAATGGAAAACGATAAGCCTTTAAAGTGGGGTAAGATAGATTTTGTCGGAGCAGATATATATGAAAAAATATATGACGCTAAGGTAAAGATGCATGCAATGCTAGATGAACTAAAGAGTGATTATATTGCAGTAGAAGGAGCTATACTTGTCAGATCACCAGATGCTGTGATAAAATTATCATATGTTTATGGTGTTGTTATTGCTGAGCTTATGTCTACGGGTGCTTCAGTTATTACTATATCTCCCAGTTCTTGGCAGGCGTATATTGGGAATAAGAATCCCACTAAAGATGAAAAGTCTGCAATAAGATTAAAAAATCCAGGATACGCAGATTCTTGGTACAAGACTCAATTAAGAAATATGCGTAAACAGAGAACGGTAGACTACTTTAATAAAAAGTATAACTTATCTCTAACAGATTTTGACGTGGCAGATTCATTTGGAATTGCCGATTATGCGAATAAAGTGTTGACGGAACGATGAAGTTGTATCAGAGTCAAACATGGCTATATAGAAGGTATGTAGTACAAAAGAAAACAGTGACTGAAATTGCCGATGAGTGCAAGGTTTCTGCTATGACCATACAGAGACATTTAGAAAAGTTTCAGTTAATTAAAAGGAGATAGTGTGAGTATAGAAAAAAAGATTTGGCAGACCTACGAAACAACTTTTGATGAATTACCAGATTACGCTAAAGAAAGCGTAGGGACATGGACTTATCAAAATCCAGAATGGACTCATGGATACATGAGCGGACAAGATAGAGAAAATTTCTTTAAGGAGCACTTTGACTCAAAGACTTACGAAACATATGTAAACCTACCTTTGGGTGTCATGAAGGCTGGCTTGTGGAGATTTGCTATTCTTTATATTCACGGTGGCATCTATGCAGATATGGACACCCACTGCAAGATTCCAGTAGACACCTGGTTAAAGCCTGAGTACGATATGATTTTAGATATAGAAAGAGATACCCCATGGCTAGCAACTCAAACGATTGCTGCTAAGGCTGGTCATCCTTTACTAAAGTCGGCCATAGATCTTTGTGTTGAAAGGTGTTCTGAAGGAATAATTCAACACAACCATATGGTTCATTACTATACTGATGTTCAAATGTTTACTGATGCCCTATACCGTGAGCTTGGTGTAGATCCGTATCAAAAACACATTAATGAATGGGCACCAGAGCTTCTTGAGATGCCATTTCTAAAAGATAATAAGGTTTATATTTTTCACGGAGAAGATGCCAAAAGACTGCTGGACAGAGACGTAGTTCATCTATATTGGGGAGACGATAGAGAAGAAGGATGGATTGCCTGGAAAAAGGATCCTAGAGTAAATGAATCCTATCCTAACGGATTTAATCCTCACGATTGGGAAAAATAATGTCTACTATTGGAGTGTTGCCAGCGTCAGGAAAAGCTTCTAGAATTGGAGGCATACCTAAATTTTGTTTACCTATATCAGATGAAAGATCTCTTTTGCAGTGGCACGTAGAGCAAATGCTTGAAGTATGCGACGAGGTCAGAGTTTCTACAAGAGCTGAGTGGGTTCCAATTATCCAAAATATGGATATGAATATTAAACTAATTGTTCGTGAGCCATCGACAATGTCAGATGCAGTAAAGTTTATGGTCGGTGAGTATAATGATACCGTACTAATTGGTATGCCAGATACATATATATTAAACGCACCTGGAAATATATATAAGCCTTTATTTAAAGATAATAACGCCGACCTTGTTTTAGGAATTTGGGAATGCGGAGAGTCTATAAAAGGTCGTGTTGGTCAAGTCTTAGTTTCTAATGATAAAGTAATTGAATCAGAAGATAAGGTAGATAATTGTGATTACCCAGATATGTGGGGCACTATGCTATTCCGAAAGAATATGATAAGATACATAGATATATCACTAGATCATCCAGGAAAACAATTAAAGGAATGGATTGCTAAAGGTGCTAACATTAAGGCGGTAAGACCAGGCGGACAATATATGGATATTGGAACCCTAAGAGGACTTAAACAGTTATATAAGGAGATGGAATAATGGGATTTACATCGTATCCAAATAAAGACAATGGGTATCAAATGTGGGTTACAGACCTACAATTAATGGCAACAGATGCACCATCTGGAAATAAGATAATTGTAGAGTGTCTTGAAATAGCACAGATGCTAATTGAAAAGAATATATCATACGGAGACTCAGCTTTGACCCCAATTCGAATATTTTCTCAGGCGGATAATCAAGAACAGATTAAAATTCGTATTGACGATAAGATTAATAGAATAAAGAATGGCTCAGGCTTTGCTGGAGATAACGATATTGACGATATGATTGGTTATTTAATCTTACTTAAAATTGCTAAGAAACTTGCTATTTCAGTCGACTAGAAGTATAATGATGTTATATGGAAATCGAATTAACTGATCATTATGATCGAATGAACAGAGTAGTTGAAGAACTACTCAAGGGCAATAACCCTACGCAGATAGCCACCCTAACAGGCTTTAAGAGAGCAGAAGTTGTTGAGTATATAGAAGAGTGGAAGAGTGTCGTTCACAATGACACAGCGGCCCGTGAAAGGGCTAAGGAAGCCATCTCAGGAGCTGATCAACACTACGCTATGCTTATCAAAGAGGCGTGGAAAACGGTAGAGGATGCAGATCAGGCTGGTCAACTAAGCGTTAAATCTGGAGCATTAAAACTAATTGCAGACATTGAAGGCAAAAGAATAGGCATGCTTCAAGAGATAGGCTTGCTTGACAATGCCGAACTTGCTACACAAATTGCTGACACAGAACGCAAGCAAGATATTCTAGTAAAGATTTTAAAAGAAGTTACTGCAAGTTGTCCAAAATGTAAGATGGAAGTTGCTAAAAGACTATCTCAAATTACAGGAATCGTAGAGCCAATAGAGATAGTTGAGGAAGTCAGTGGACCTTAATTTTGATGATCTTATTGACATACTGGATGGAGAAGAGTTTGATGAGCGTCCAGTTGATCTACGCACATTTGTTCAAAGTCCAGACTATCTAGGACTACCACCTCTATCTGAATATCAATATACCCTTATTGAAAAAAGTTCCCAGATTTATAAAGAGTCAACACTTGTCAAGCTGTTTGGCGAAGACGAAGGTGTCAGAATGTTTAAACAAACAGCTAATGAAGTTGTTGCTCAACTGGGTAAAGGTTCTGGAAAAGATTACTGTTCTACAATATCAGTAGCGTACATAGTGTACTTATTGTTGTGCCTTAAAGATCCAGCAACATACTACGGTAAGCCTCCTGGAGACTCAATTGATATTATTAATATTGCTATTAACTCTCAACAGGCCAACAATGTTTTCTTTAAAGGATTTAAAACACGAATAGATAAGTCTCCATGGTTTGCTGGAAAGTATGAACCAAAGGCTTCTGAAATGAAGTTTGATAAGGCTATAACAGTACACTCAGGTCACTCAGAACGTGAGGCCTGGGAAGGGTATAACGTTATCGTAATCATTCTTGACGAAATCTCAGGCTTTGCCACGGAGAATACGACTGGACATGAACAGGCTAAAACTGGTGGAGCTATTTATGATATGTATAGGGCATCAGTAGACTCACGTTTCCCAGACTTTGGTAAGGTTATTCTTCTGTCATTCCCTAGATACAAGAACGACTATATCCAGCAAAGATACGATGATGTTGTGGCGGAAAAAGAAGTTGTAATTAGAACTCATCACTTTAAGCTAGACGAAGATCTTCCAGATGGAACGGAAGGCAACGAGTTTGATATTGAATGGGAAGAAGATCATATTGTTTCTTATAAGTATCCTAAGATGTATGCTCTTAAAAGACCTACGTGGGAAGTAAATCCAGTAAGAAAGATTGAAGACTTCAAGGTTGCGTTCTATAAGAATGCCCCAGATGCCCTAGGAAGATTTGCCTGCATGCCATCAGAAGCAGTAGATGCATTCTTTAAGTCAAGGGAAAAGATTGAAAAAGCATTTAGCAATATGGCTGTTGCAGTAGATAGCTTTGGAAGATTTGAAGATTGGTTTGCACCAGATCCAGATAAAGAATATTTTATACACGTCGACCTTGCACAAAAGCATGACCATTGTGCGGTGGCGATGGCACATGTAAAGAAATGGGTTAATGTTAAGGTAACAGATACATATTCTCAGCCAGCACCTATTGTTGAGGTAGATGTTGTAAGATACTGGACTCCAACTCCAGATAAGTCTGTAGACTTTACAGAGGTTAAGGATTATATTCTGTCCCTTAGATCTAAAGGATTTAAGGTCAGAGTCTGCACATTCGATAGATGGAACTCTCACGATATGATGCAGCAACTAAAGCAGTATGGTATTAATACAGAAACACTATCTGTTGCTAAAAAGCATTATGATGATATGGCTATGGTTGTGGCAGAAGATAGACTTGATGGACCGCATATTCCTTTGTTGATAGATGAATTACTTCAGCTTAAGATTATGAGGGATAGAGTTGACCACCCTAGAAAAGGATCTAAAGACTTAGCCGATGCTGTTTGTGGATCTATATTTAATGCCATTAGCAGAAGCAGGCCACAGAACAATGATGAAATAGATATTCATACATATAGTTCTTTAAAGTGGGATAGAGAAGAAGAGGAAGACACAGTTGTAACAAACATGATAAGGCCTCCAAGAATGCCGAAGGACTTGTCAGATGTATTAGACGGAATGGAAATAGTATGAGTATATATCAAGAAAAAGCTAAAGAGTGTAAATGTTGTGGAAAGCATGTGCCACTTCCAACGGTTCTAAAAGAATATAACGGAGTGTCTGTGTGCCCTACCACATTTGCCAATGTAGTAGAGTATAAAAGAATCTGGAAAGCAATAGGATCAAGGCCAATGGGTAGCACTAGAAAACATTTTTCTGATTACGTTCAGCAATTAGTAGAAGAAACTATTGACAAAAATGAAGACGGCACGTTACAATAGATCAACTGGCACCAGTAGCCAAGTTGGTCAAGGCCCCGAACTCATAATTCGGCTATCGTAGGTTCAAGTCCTACCTGGTGTACTAAGGAGATATTATGCATGACGATGAATATGATGACGGAGATTCAAGGTTGTCATACTACCTAGAAATAGGTGCAGTGTCTTTAGAAGGCATGGATGAAAACGGCGAGATGATATTTTCTATAAGCGAAACGGCAAAGGAAATAGCACCAGAGCTTTGGCAGTCACACATAGAATATGTTGATAAGTCTCTTATGGAATTATATGAAGCGGGTCTGGTTGAAGTTGAATATGATGAAAACCTAGAAGCAACATTACACTTAAGTCCAGAGGGACAAAGAGTGGCTAAAGAAAAAGGTCTAATTGAATTAGACATGCCAGACATTCCAAACGATTAAAATTTATGATATAATTATATTAGGATGCCCTTAAGGGGTCCTATAAATTAACTTATTCGCTTGAAGGAGGAATAAAATGGTAACAACATATACATGGGATCTTTTTAAAGATCCTTTTTTTATTGGCTTTAACCGTGAGATTGAAAGAATGGCTAATGTGCACAATGCTGCATCACGCCAATCATATCCACCATACGATGTATTAAAGCTAGATGAAGATACATATCAGGTATCTCTTGCAGTGGCAGGATTCACAAAGGAAGACATTAGTCTATCAGTAGACAACGGCACCCTTGTGGTATCTGGAGAAATTACAGAAGTTACAGACGCAGAGGTTTTGCATAAAGGAATTGCTGCTCGTAAGTTCACACGCTCTTTTGCCCTAGGAGAATATATGGAAGTCTCTAGTGCGTCTCTAAAGGACGGTATGCTTAATATTAATATTGATCGTATTGTGCCTGAAGATAAAAAGCCAAAAACCATCAAAATCAAATAAATAGTATAATGGTAGTCTGCACCCCGTCACTGGGGAGTCGCAGATTATATGCGGGCCGCTACCCGCAGGATGGACCTGAGCAAGTCCTCAAACTGCTCTTTATAATTTAAGGAGAATCATGTTCGAGTATTATGTTAAAAAGGTTACTAAGATTGTGGACGGGGATACAATCGATGTAGAAATAGATCTTGGATTTGATATCTCATTTAGCTCAAGAGTAAGACTTGCTGGTATAGACACACCAGAAAGCAGAACAACAGACAAGATGGAAAAAGCTCTAGGGCTAGAAGCAAAAGCTTATCTTAAGAAACAAATCGAGTCTGCAAAAACTGTTGTTATTAAAACAGAAAAAATGGATTCATCAGAAAAGTACGGAAGAATCTTAGGCTGGTTGTTCCTTGACGGATCAAATGTTTCTATGAATGAGCAAATGATTGCAGATGGACATGCCTGGGGATACTTGGGAGACACTAAGGTTAAAGACTTTAACGCCTTAGCAGAGAAGAGAAAAAAGAGCGGTAAGTAATGCCTGTATATGAATACAAGTGTTCTCATGATGATGCACACGCAACAATGTCAGTTAGCAGATCAATAACAGATATAGATCCAGGTTACACATGTGTAGAGTGCGAGTCACAAATGACTAGACACTTCACACCATTTGGTATACAGTTTAAAGGTAACGGATTTTATAAAACAGATAATCCTAAGTAGTTTAAATTAACATTCTGCTATAATATCTAAGTAAGCAAAAATATTGCATTACTTAGGAGATACCTAGTTGACTAGAAAGTTACAGTATTTTTTAACCAGCCTTTTTATAATCGGCTGGCTTTTCCTTTTTAGTCCTAATTTTGCTAATGCTAATGAGCCTCCTGCACCATCAGAACAGGTTATTGTAAGCCCTGCACAACAAGCAGTCAACACAGCGCTTGCCACAGCAACTACAGAAGTTGCACAAGCTTTAGCAGCATCAGATACAGCAACAGCAACTATAGCAACTGCAGTTCAATTAGTAACAACATCTAACACAGCCGTATCTGCAGCAAATACTGCGGTGACTGAGGCAACTACTGCGGTAGCAGAAGTATCAAATGTGTCCTCAGCTGTAGAAACTGCAACAGCAGTTGTTCAAACAATTACTTCAATAGTAGGGGCAGTTACACAAGCAGTAGCCGCAATACCAGTAGCAGCAACAACCCAAACACCAGAGGTTGTAGCGGCACAAGCAGTAGTAACGCAAGCCGTTACTACCGTAGATTCTGCAGTAGCAACAGTAATAGCAACATCAACTCCATTAATGACGGAGACTCCAACCACGGTTACACAAGTAGCCACAGCAATTGGAACAGAAGTTGCTCAATCAGAGACAGCCACAGTTTTAGTTCAATCAGCACATACAGCAATAGATACGGCTACTGCAACAGTTGCTACAGCAACTACGGCGGTGGCGGCAGTAACACCTGCACGGACAGAGGCTCAAACACAACTAACTCAAGCAAATGTTGCAATTAATAATGCTCAGGATGCAGTCAATGCTCTTGCAGCAACTATTGGCACTACAACAAACGTTTTATCTGGTGTAGATGACGCTGGTGTCCGAATGAATCTTCCTTTTAATTTACAGATGGGTGGCGTTGTTTATAATAACATATTTGTTGGATCGAACGCAACAATTACTTTTGGAGTTAACGAAGGCGGAACATATCATACTACCCCTAATGCACCATCTATATCTATAGCAGGATGGGACTGGACTACATGGAGTAATGGTTCTGGAATTACATATTCAACTACTACAAATACCCTTTCGGTTGCTTGGGATCTTAGAGTTTTTCCATTAACTACCGCTGAAACACAAATGACTCAAGTTAGATTTAATGCAGACGTTAACCCGTCCAACGGAGCTTGGCAGGCAGATGTTAATGTTACTGGACCAATACCAAATGGTGCTAGATTTAATATAAGAGAAACAGCAGGCGGAGCCATAACACCTATTGTTGACACTAATTCAGGTCCTGGATTTAATGGAACAATAAGTCAGGGGCCAGCATTTACTCCAATTGCAGATCCAAATACAGCAACGATACAATCTGCAATCGATGCAGCAAATGCACAAATTGCTACATTAAACTCAACAATTACATCTGTTGTTGCAGCAAATACAGCAAATACAAATACTGCAATTGCACCAATAACAACTGTTTCACAAAATACCATAAATGCATTAGCAACAGCAAGCACAGCATTAGCTGAAAAAGTAGAAGACCTTGCAATTGTTTCTACAGCCGTAGAAAAAGTAACTACTGCACCTACAATATTATCATCAGCACAAACAGTAATTGATGCAGTTCCTGCACCTTCACCAGTGCCTGAACCAGAACCAACTCCTACTCCACCTGTCGTTGAACCACCTGTCGTTGAGCCACCTGTCGTTGAGCCACCTGTCGTTGAGCCACCTGTCG